CCGTCGCCCCGTTCACAGTTCCGTCCTGTGTCCCCCACGAGTCGCCCGCGGTCGTCCCGGAGTCCTCGTCGTAGGTGTAGTAATGTTCCCCCCCGTCTCCGTCGTCGGGCGGGCGGGCTGTGTCTACGTTCCCCCACGAGTAGATCTCCGCTATATCCGAGGCGGACAAAGCGGTATTGTAGAACCGAACGTCCGAGATCGTCCCGTCCCACTCGAACTGTCTGGACCCGTCCGGACGGTGGTTCCGACCGATAGAAAAGTCCGAGTCGTCTAAAGAATCGTAAAGGGACCCGACAGCGGAGGCGTCCGCGGTCCCGACAGAACTCCCGTCTATGTAAAACTCCAGCGTGTCGGTTCCACGGTCGAGAGTCATGGCGTAGTGGTGGAACTCAAAATCTCCGTAGTCGTGTGCTACCTGAACCTCCGCTACGTCTGTGTCGTCGTCTATCCGCGCCCGTGACTGGAGAGTCCCCGCCCCGTCGTCATCTACGAATAACCCCCACCCTGTGTCAATAACCCCCATGGTAACTATCGTATTAATGGCCCCTGTGTCCTCCGCTGTCGCTTTCGCCCACGCCATAACGGAGAACGAGTCCCCGGACCCTACCTGATAGGCGGCGGGCTGTCCAATATCTACGTAGTCGTCGGTCCCGTCGAACCCTAATCCGCGGAGTCCACCGACTCCACGCTGTCCGGAGACAGTTCCGTTTACCGTCCCGTCGTTCTCCTGTCCGGAGAGGTCCTCCCCCCCGGAGTGTAAGGGCCAATACCCGGTAAGAGACGACCGGAGTCCAGCTATCGCCTGATAGTCCTGTGAGAGGTAGCCATACTCCGCGGTTCCGATCCCTGTGTGATCGTCGTCTCCGTCGTGGACGAACCCCGGGCTGTCGAGGGCGTCGTTCCAGTCCGCGTCCACCTCCCACGAGAGGATCTCCCCGGAAACCGATGTGTAATTCACATTAGCGATCCCCTCCAGCGGAGTCCGCGCCATTACTCGACCTCCCCTTTCACGTCCGCAAATATATCTTGTGAGGACCCGGTCCCGGTATTGAAATTCCCGTTATCTACGACTATCACGACCGTCGTGTCCGATCCCGGGGAGAACGAGGCTACGGGAGACTGGAGGGTTCCGGTTTTTTTGTCTTGAACAGTCCCGTCGCCTGTGAGTATGTTCGTCTGTGAGGTAGCCCCTCCAGCGTTATCCTCCGTAGCTATGGTTAGGTCGAGGTCCGTCGGGGCGGGCTGTCCGTCCGAAAGGGTGAGTCCAGCCCGGACTATCTTTAGCGTCTCCGTAGAGAGGACGCGGGTTCGGTAGACGACTCCAGCGTCCCCCGCGGCTACGGTCCCGGACTCGTCGGAGGAGAACGAGTCTACGTTAGGACGCGCCTCGACACGTCGGTAGTTCGCCCCGTCCGAGATCCGAACCGTGTCCTCGTCCGAGTCGTAGTAGCCGACTCCCTGTGTTGTGTCGGAGGGTTCGGCGGACTGTGTGAGGAGGTGGAGGGGCGTGTCGTGTTCGACGCGGGCGTTCTGGACGCCGCCCGCCCCGTCCGCCTCCGCATAGACGGTAAGGATAGACGTTCCATCTACCGCGAGAGAGAACGACTCCTCCGTCCCCGCGGCGGGCGTCCCGTCTACTGTCGCGTCGAGTAAGGCCCCGAACGCCCCCGGGTTCGTCCCGACGGAGACGGATCCCGCGACGACGTTATCCCTCGACCGCATAGTTTCGAGGTCCACAGCGTCCGCGAGTTCCGTAGCCGTAACCGCGTCCGCCGCGAGTTTCGCGGTTACGACCGCGGCGTCCGCGAGGTCCGCGGTCGAGATCTCTCCAGCGGGGAGGTTCAGGCTTTGATTTATCTGGACCTCCGCGTTCTGTATGCCTCCCGACCCGTCGGACTCTACGTAGAGTGTGAGGAGGGCGGTCCCGTCCGCCTCGAACGTATAGGAGTGGACGGTCCCGGCGGTCGAGTTCGAGTCTACCGTCGCGTCCACTATCGCCCCGAACGCTGTCGGGTTCGTCCCGAGGTCGAACGGGGCGGTCCCCGAGAACGAGGAGAGGTCCAGCGGACCGTTCAGGGGATCTCCCGCCTGTCGGACGACCTCCGTGAACGCCCCCTCGACCGTGTCCGAACTGTAGTCCCCGGCGGAGTCGTCCAGCCGCGTCTCCCCCGCCTCGGACCCGTGAACGCGGTAGTTCTTAATCTGTACGTCGGTTACGTCGGTCGTCCCGTCGGGGAGGTGGACAGCCGCGAGGACGACCTCTCCCGCTTGTGGGGCGGGGAGGTCCGGGTTCGTCGCGGGCGTCCCCTCTCGAACGTCCGGAGTGTCGGTGGACGTGTCGAAATAGACGAGGTCCCACCTCGGATCCCCGGACGTATTGTCCGACAGGGTGAGGACGTTCGTTCCTCCAGCATACGTGTGATCCGCCCCGTCGTACCATAGGGCGGTCGTCGTCGCGGCTACGTCGAGGGCGTTAGCGTTCGTTCCCGCGGTTACTTCTAAGTCTCCAGCGTCGAGAATCCCGTTCCCGTCCAGTCCCTCCGCGAACGCCCGGAGAGTCGTCTGAAAGAGAGGATCTCCGAACTCCGTCTCCACCTCGTCCGCGGTAGTCATTAGACTACGAGTCCCTCCGACCCCGCTAAAAAGTTCCCTACGGAGTGACCTACTCGACGCGGAACCCGATAGACGCCTCTATCGTTACGTCGTCGGTTTTCTCCTCCGGACTGAAACTCGTCGCCCATATCATACGAGGCGTGGAGGCGTTATCGTAGACAGCCGCCTCCGAGAGGTCTACCGGCTGTGAGGCGGGTTCACCTTCTAAGATCCGCGTCCGGGCGATTATCTCCTCGAACGAGAGATCTCGAATTACGTTCTTTCGGATAACCTCGTTCGACAAAGACGAGGAGGACTTAACGAACGACGCCCCGACGGACCCGTTCCCGAACGCTATCTCATTCAGCCCGACCGTCTGTTTTGGAAAGTGAATCGAGTCCGCTATCGCCTCCTCTCCGTCGTTCGTGATAACGGAGTCCCCGATCCCCGACCCGACGACCTCCATGGAGACGATCACTCGGACCTCCTGTTCGTTCGTCGGGGAGACGCCCGAGAACGTGAGTCGAGATAGGAGATCTCCTCCCGTGTCGTAGATAGCGAACTCCGCGGCGGACCCCTCGTGTTCGTGGAACCGGAACACGCCGAGTCCCCGGGCGACGGACGGGGACCCGGAGAGTTTCTCCGTCGCGGCGTTCACGCCTCGGGTGGAGAGGGACTGGAGTCCCGTGTCCGAGGTCGAGGCGTCCGCGGTCCCCGACCCGATCCCCGCCTCGCGGATCCCGCCGGACTGTCCGTCGAGGGCGTCCCGGACCGCGGTCCGTCCCGTCCGGACGAGTTCAGCCGTGTCCTCCGAGGACGCCGCGAGACTCCACGACCCGCGGCGGTCCCCGATAGCCCCCTGTCCGATCCCGTGTGAGGCGGTCGGGTGTCCGACTATCAGGGAGTCGTTGAGGGGACGAGTATAGACCTCTCCCGTTACCTCGACCTCTACGATATTTCTCCCGAATATGAGAGTTATCGTTCCCTCCTCGGGTGCCTCGATAAAGTTTGACTCTACTCGACGTATGTCCCGGCGGTTCTCGGCTATGTATGTATCGGCTGATTGAGTCATAGCTGGAGGGAGGCGGGGGCTACGTTCACGGTCGTCGGTCCAGCCTCGTTCACTTTCACGTCTATGGACTCTATCTCGTCGTAGGACCGGAGGAACGTAACCGTCTCCGTCCCCGAGGCGGCTATCTCGACGGTCGTCGTTTCCACGACCGTCCCGTCCTCCTGTAGTTTCGCGGTATGGTCCAAACTGTAGGACGAGTTATTTGTAACGTCCGCTTGTATCTGAATTTGCTGTCCGGGAGTCGGCTGTGTGTCGTCTATTGTGAGGTTCGCGGTCGAGAACGAGGCTGTCGCGTCTATCGGCGGCGGCGTCTCCGAGAACTCCACCCGAGGTCCGAATATCTCCGTCGTTCCTTTCGGGACGTTCACTCCGTCGTAGGACACTCCGTCCTCCGCGTGGACGCGGATCCCGGAGGTAATGTTCGTCCCGTCCGTCTCGTCCCCGCCGATAGTCGTCCCCCACGAGAACGAGGCTTTCCACTCGTCGTAGCTAGAGAACCCGGAGATCGTGTTCTGAAAGTCCGAGAACGAGGTATATTTCTGTTCCATACGCTTTCGGAACTGTGTCGCCCGGTCCGAGGCGACGCCGATAGTCCCCGTAAGGTAGGACTCGAACTCCGAATAGGAGGACTGTCCATTCACGTCGGTCGTGAACTGTGAGTAAGTCTTAGCCGCCTCTATCTGTTCAAATACGTCTTGATAGGGGTTATTTTGCGTCGTCGCGGAGGAGATCCCGAGGGCACGGAGTTTCTCTTTCTGTGTGAGGCTGGACATGGTTAGGCTGAACTCCCTGTTATCCCTACCTCTATCCGTCCAGCGGTATCAGTCCTCACCTCGGAGACGGTGAAAAACCCATTCAGGTCCTCGGGACTCCAGTCTACAAAGATAGTCTGTCCGACCTGAACGTCCTCGAACGCGGAGTCCGCTATTGTGAACGTAACGTCCGTGTCGTTCCACGCCTCCTCGTTCAGGTAGCCCTCTCCGAACGTCCGGAGTTCGTCTCGGGACTGTATGGACTTATTCACGAGAGGGCGTTCCCTCGCGGACACGCCATAGAACGCTATCGAGGCGGAGGACTGAAGTGGTATCTGTAGGTCGTTCGCCCCCTGAACGACGACCTTATTCGTTATGTCCGTCGCGTCCCGGTTCGGCTGTATGTCCACGACGCGGGTCCCGCTGTAGGTGATAGACTCCGGGGCGTCCGTGTCACCCGAGGGTTCATAGTGGAGGTCGTCCGCGGGGTCTACGAACGACGTAGCCCCGTCCTCTACGGCTAGCTGTGAGATAGCCTCGAACACAGTAGCGTCGAACCGTCGAGTAATGGACCGCCCGGTCGTCTGAACGTCCGCGGTCGAGAGTCCGGTAGATCTCGACTTAGTTCCGAACGGACGCGTTCGGGCGTAGTCTATCACTCCAGCCCGCGCCTCGGGGAGAGAACCGGAAATAGTGATCCGATATTCGAGTTCGAGACTCCCCGACAGTTCCGCCCCGTCTGTAGATGCCTCCTCCAGTTTGAGACGAGGCGTCCGAAAGTCGGACCCGCCGGGGATCGGGAGGTCCCATACCATAGAGTTCCCCGACCCGTCGCGGAGTTCCACCTCTCCGGAGAAAAACCCACCCTGATTATTGAACAGGTAACGGGTTTCTAACCACAGGATATTAGCGTCCGACACAGCCCCCGAGGGGACGCCCGTGAACGTAGTCGAGAACGTCCCGGACTCCCCCTCCGCGAAATAGAGGAACAGGAGGTCCGACCCGACCTCCTGTAGGGCGACACTCGGGAGGTCCGCTAACTCGAATATCGGGGCGTCCGAACTCCAGTCCGTCGTAGTGTCGCCCTCGTGGACCGTGACTGGAGATCTCGGCTGAACCTCCGTGTCCACCATTTCCTGAACGATAGTCCCCGTGTCCGTGTCGAACCATGGACGGTGGACCTCTACGAACTGGAGTTCCTCTCGCTTATCCCGGGCGACGAGTTTCAGACGGAGGTTCCTCGACCCGATAGGCGGTTTCTTTTCGAGGTAGCCCGTCCACGCGGTCGAACCGTCCCGCTGGATTATCATTTCGTCCCCGTAGGAGAGACTCCTGTTCGACGCTGTGTTCTTACACTCCACCGTCGCCTCTCCGATCTCCTCCTCGTCCGCCCCTGTATAGTCTACCTCGAACAGTCCGTCCACGGTCGTCCCTCCGACGGTTACGGTGAAACTCATGGGTAACTTATGCTATGAACGCGTCGAGGTAGGTGAACTCCACCTCCACGCTGTAGGCCCCCGCGCCCATTTCCGCGTCCTCCGTGTTCTCCGTAACCGTAACGTCCGTAAACACTCCCTGAAAGTCCGGGCGGGACCCCCATGTGAGGAGGTCGAACCCGTCGGAGGAGTCGAACCCCCACTCTTTGTGTGCGCGACGGAGTTCCGACTCGAACCCGAGATCGTCGTCCGAGTAGGTCCCCGAGTTCGGATATTGGTCCGAGTCCATCCCCTTTACGTCCGCCTGAACGACGAGAGTCTCTTTCGAGAGAACGAGTTTCCCGCCTATCACCTCGCGGAGGGCGGAGATAACGCTGGACGTAACGAGTCCGTTCGAGGCTGAATATTCGACGGAGGTAGCCTTAAAGTCGAACGTCTCCGATCCGTCGTTTCGTGTTAACTGAACCTCGTCTATTGTAGCCATTACTTACCACCCGCTTTGTTTCCGGTCGAGGACCCGACCTCGTCCCCGACCATAGAGGCGAACTCTCGTCTCTCCGCCCCGTTCATATCCTCGAAATTCGCCCCGGACGCGTCTATGTTCACGGTTACGTTCTGTTCCCCGACGTTCGGGGACGGGTCCTGTATGCCTCGGGTCCGGCGACTCCCGCCGATAGTGTCCGGGGCGAACCGTTCGAGGTTCCGTCCCTGAACCCGTTGGATCCGTTCTATCATACCTCGACCCCGGCGGGAGACACGGGAGATCCGCGAGGACAGGGACTCGTTCTCGACGGTCGGGAGTCCGACACGCCCCCCGAGGTCGAGGTTCACTCCCGGGAGATTATTCACCCGGGCGACCTGTTCCACGATCCCGTTTATCTGTCGCGTCGTGAACCGGGAGATCTCGTTCCAGCCCGCCCTCCATGCAAAGTCCGCCGCCTCGACCGCCGCGGACAGTCCCGTGAACGTAGCGACTCCGAGAGACTGGAGTCCAGCCTTTGTCCTAGCCGCGAACCGGGCGGCGGCTTTCGTCCACTCGACAGACGTGTTCACGAACTTATTTTTAGCCGCCTCAAAGTCTCCAGTCACGAGAGAGAACCCGGCGGAGAGGAACCCCGCGAGGGGACCTCCGATTAGGAACGCCATGTCCGCGAACGCCCCCGCCATGGAGTCCGCCTCCGCCTGTGCTATACCTGTCGCGTCCGTGAGTCCGAGGAGTTCGGACCCGAGGACGCCCGCCCCCGCGACAGCTAGGAACAGTCCCGCCGCGAGTCCCGCCGGACCCGCGAGGGACGCCCACGCGAGTCCCGCCGCTTTCGAGAACCCGAGGAGGGCTAGTCTCCCCGCTTTCACCGCCCCCGTGAGGACGGTCGTAGCGAACGTTCCAGCCTTTACCGCCCCTGTGTAAGCGGTCGTAGCGACTCCCGCGACGCCGAACATATCCGCGGTAAAGAATAACGCCGATCCGAGGAGTCCCGTAGATGTATCGAGTTTCCCCGTCCAGCGGTTCGCCTCCTCCGTCCGTTCCGTCGCCTCCTGTGTCTCGGATCCGTATTGGTTCTGTGCGGCTACAGCCCCCGCCGCGGACTCCGCGACTCCCTCCATATTGTCCTGTAGCTGTCCGGCTGTGTCCGCCGCCTCGGACCCGCCTCGAACCTCCGCTAACCAGAACAGTTCTCCGAGTTTTACCATGTCACGGACCCCCGCGGAACCCGGAGTAACCTTTCTGTCTCCGTAGGGCGTCTTTCTCCGCCTGTTCGCGTTCCTCGACCTCCATTTGAGTCCGTTCGTTCGACATTATTAGGTAGCGGAGTAGTTTCCTCTCGGGTAGTCCTCCCTTTGTGACCTTATGAGTCTTAGTCACGGAGTCCGGGACCTCCCACGTCGAGACGTAGCCGACGAGGAGGGAGAGGGCTATCGAGGCGACGAGGACGGACCACACGCCCGTCTCGACAGCCGCGAGGATCCCGAGGGTGATACTGCCTGTAACGATAGCGGACGCTGTGTGTGGAGACAGGGACGAGAGGAACGCCTCTACGTCGAACCTCTCCTCTACCACCGTGTGTGTCTCGACCGTCGGGTGAACCGCGTCCAGCGGGACGCCCTCCTGTAGGAGGAGGAGTTCGAGGTATTCCCGACTCCACTCGACAGCCCGGGGATCCTGAACCTCGTCTCCCCGGACTATCCGTCTAAGTTTCCCTCGACGCCCTCACCCACTCCGGACTGATTTTTTAACCATGTGCGGAAATGTTCCACGGAGGCGTCCCACGACCCCGCCTCGGAGTCCGCATACTCCTCCAGTATTTCCAGAACGGACTCGGAGATCCCCTCGTCTCCCATGTCCATAGGGTCCGGGACAAAGTCCTCCAGTTTATTCAGGAGTTCCTTATTCGCGTTCTGTGTCGCCCACTCTTTCACGGTGGTATGGTCCGGGAGAAAACTCGTCTCCTGAACCTGATAGTCGAACATACGAGAGTAGTATTCCACAAAGTCGAACCCCTTTCTGGAGGACTGTCCGACCTCCTGAACGATCCGCTGTTTTTTAGGCCATGAGACGTGTTCCGCCGGGATTAGAACGAACCCGAACGCTTTGTCCACCCTTTCGCCCGTCTCCGGGTCCTCGACGGAGAGAGTGATCCACTCCTCGACGGTCCGCGTCTCGTCTACTGTCGCCTCGGAGTAGGTCCCCGTCTCTACGTCCTCGGGCGTGTTCTGAAATGGCATACTCACGAGGAGGAGGGAACGGTAAAAATAGTATCGGACGCTAACGACTCACAGGTAGGCGGCGGACGAGGACGAGTCCGTCACCTCGATAGTGAGACTCTCCGGGATAAGATCCATTTCGACCTGAACCGTGTCGTCCTCCGCGCCCTCACCGCGGGGGGTCGGGTGTCCCGCGGTCGAGAGGTTCGTCCCCGTCGCGGAAAAGTCGATATAGTCCCCGTTCCCTTTCACGAACCGCTTAGTAACCTCTATCCCGCCCGCGGTCGAGGACGTGAGTTCCGAGTAGAACGTGTTATCCACGACCGTAACCGTAGCCGAGTAGTCGTAGTTCACGCGCCCTCCGTAGAGGATCTCGTAAGGGTCGGGTGCCTGTGTGGACTCGATATAGTGTCTCGCGGAGGAGTTTTGATTCACCGATAGCGTGAACTCCTCCAGACGGGCGACGGTCGTTCCACCGAACGAGAGGTCCGAGTTCAGGTCCGAAAACAACCATGGGTTCCGGTCGGGCATACCGGGATCGGCTGTCGGGCTGGACCCCGGCGTGACTCCGATAGCGATAGTGTCCAGCGTAACCGTAATTCGCCCCTCGTTATCGAGGGAGATCTCCCCCGAGGTCGGGACGACCGTGTCGAACGTCCGGACAAAGTCGGACGCGCCTCCACGCCCGAGGTGAGTAGCCTCGACGGTGAGAGACGGAGGAACAGGCGTCGCGGATCCGGCGGACGCCCCCGCCGCGGTGAGTGTGTGCGTGTTCGTCCCCGAGGTCGGGCTGTCCGCGGTGAACGACTCCGAACCCATGAGTATAGCTAGCGGGAACCCGTCGTAGGGAATTACCGGATAGGACCCGCCCTCGTAGACTTTTTGTCCCTCCGTCTTTCCGTGCATTTCCCGCCCGGTCCCGATAAGATACTCCTCGTTCCACGAGATCTCCGGGTCCGGGTGAGTCGTCTCCTCCTCGATTTTACCGAAATGCCTGTCCGGAGTTACGGTCGTCCGCTGTGAGGACTGGACGCCCACGAGGATCCGGGAGTCGTGTCCTTTCTGTGGGGAACCCGATATACTCATACTCACGACTCCGCCTCTCGACTCTTAATAGTAGCCTACGGACTCACGCGGTCCGAGAGTAAGCCCGGAACGTGAACGTGAACTCGATAGGGTAGACGCCGAATATCTCCTCGTCGGGGAACACGTATTCATAGTCCACCGTGTCCCACTCTCCGATAGAGAACCCGTTATCGGACGCCTCCAGCCTGTCCCTCACGTCCCGAAGGATCCCCACTACGTCGTCTTTCAGTTCGACCCGGCGGGCGTGAGAGTCTATCACTTTCGCCTCCGCGAACACAGCGGACCCGTGGTCCAGCGTGGATCTCGCGCCTCTCCAGTTCTCGAAATGTTCGGACGTGTCCGCTATCAGGATATACTCGTCCGTCCCCGGCGGGACGCTTTTCTCGTCTCGACGGACGCGGACTACGTCGGGAATAGCGTTCGTATAGTTCGAGGCGTCCGAGAGGAGTGTCTCGATTAACCCCGTCGTATTGTGATCCGGATCTACCATTAGTTACCCTCCCGCTGGAACGACCCGTCCCCGTTCAATTCCTGAACGTCCACATACCCGGACTGGAGGAGTCCGCCCGTGTCCGTCGCCTCGTCCGCTACTATGTCCTGTGAGATCCCGAACCCGAGGTCCAGAAAGTCTCGGACTATCTTAAACGGGGCGTGGGGGTCCTCGGAGTCGCGGTAGGGCGTCTCGACCGCGTCCAGCCCGCCTCGGGCGCGTTCCATGGACCTCTCCATGAACCGGATCGCTACGGTCCCGTTCGCGGCTATCGCTTTCACGACTAACCACGCTACGGCGTCTTTCCACTCCTCCGTAGTAACCGCCGCCGGGTCCGAGACAGCCGCCGCTTTCATCCCGGCGTCGAGGTCGTTCCACTTTCGGTGAACCCACTTTCGGATAGGCTTAAACGGAGGCTGTGTCCCGGCGTAGGTCGTCTCCCAGTTCACATACGGGGCGTGGTCCGCTGTGTAACCGTAGGCCCCCTCCACGTCGAACCCTTCGCGGATCTCGTCTAACGCCTCGTCGTTCGAGGAGAACCGTAAGTCCGCCATTAGTCTATCGCCCTCCTGTGTTCCTGAATTTCCTCCATGGCGTCCGACCGGAGGGCGTCCGCGGCGTCCGTGAGGTCGAGGTCCTCTCCGGAGGTCCGGAACATATCCCCGAGGCTGTCCATACGGGCTATGTCCGAGGCGACGAGTTTCCCGACCGCGTCCCGGAGGTCCCCCGGGACCGACGTGGACACGCCCGTAGAGGTCGAGTTCGGATCGGTCGTCCCGGAGACGTTCCCGTTCGACGCCTCCGTAGCCGCGGCGGACTCGTCCGGACCGTAGCGATAGGTCACTCGGGCTGTCGCGGCGTCCACGAGGGCTTTCCCGTAGGCGGAGACGTTCCCGACGGTGAGGGCGTTAATGTGTATCTTCAGCCGCCCACGGTCCGCCTCTATAATGTAGTCGTCGTTCTCCAGAACCGACGAGGACGCCTCTCCGCCGCTGGAGGTTATGTCGTCGTAGGTCCGCCCCCGGTAGAGGACGAGTTCCGAGACGGACTCTATGTCCAGCCCCGATAGCTGGACGACCGCCCACGCGTCCGCTACTTTCGTCGGGTCCCGGAGGCGACGCCCCGACGAGTAGCGGGACCGTCGCCTGTGTCGAGTGTGTTTCTGGAGGTGGGATAGCTGGACACTCCGCGTCTGTGTCGCCTCGCGTCGCCTCCACGCCCGATTAGTTCGAGAGTCCACGAACTCCGAACGGTCCATAAGCATAGAGATAGCCTCGGACTCTCCCGGATCCGTGAAACTATCCCGGTTCCGAACGTGTTTCAGAACGTCGTCGGGAGAGGCGTAAGGGACCTCGTCCACGACCGTCGAGGGGATAGCCATTTGCTTGTGAGACGGGTCCGTGGGTGGAACCTAAAAGGTAGCCTACGGAGTGAGGCTATGGACGAACTACAGGTAAGCGTCTCTCACTACGGGGATAGAGAACTACTGGAGGAGTGTCTGAACTCCCTCGATTATCACCTCCCGGGCGTCCCGGTCCACGTCCTCGACGGGCGCTATGGGAATTTCGAGGGGGGGACGGATCTCACGCCCGGGACGGAGGACCTGTGTTCTCACTACCGGAGTGTCCACTACCACTCCCCGCCCGAGGACCGCCTCCCGTTCGGAGAGGGATCGACCGGGCGCTATCCGATCCACCTCAAAGCCCGCTGGATAAACTACGAGGTCCTCGACGGGTCCCGCTGGACCCTGAAAGTGGACGCGGACGAACGCCTCCGAGAGTTCTCCGCCTCCCTCGACGGACTGGACCGCGAGGTGAAATATACGGTGGATATAGTCACGGAGGGAGAACACTACAAGAACGCGAGGCTGTGGGTCCCCGATAACTGGACGTTCTACGTGGGCGACATACTCCTCCCCCGAGACGAGTTCCCAAGAGACACGTCGTTCGAGGACCTCCGCGAGGCGGCGGGTCCGGAGACGACGTGGACACGCGTCTCGGACGACCTCCGAGATCTCGTCCGGCTGGAGAACGTCGGGAACACTCGGGATCCTAGCTACGTAGCCTCACGAAAAAAGCAAATTCGGACGTTCGGAGAGGGGCCTTAGTCGTCTCCGACCGCGAGGACCTCGACAGTCACGGTCCCGTTCGTCGTAGCCGCCCCTCCGACGTTTATCGTAGCCTGTGAGTTCCCCTTACTGGAAACCCACGAGGACGCGTTCTCCGGGACCTCCGTGAACACGCGGACGTTCCCCTCGAACGCCCGGTCCCATGACTGTGTCGTAGACCCGTCTCCGTTCGAGTCCGTAGACACGTCTACGGAGTGGACCTCCGCCCGCTGGACGAGTTCCACGGACGCCGCCGCCGCTTTGATTAGATCGGGCATGACTCGACCTCCTCTAGGCGACGTTAGCGATCCGGTGGAGGTGATTGATACCCTCACCGACGAGGGTCCCGTAGGCGTCCACCGCGAACGTCTCCGTCGGACCCGTCTTAGCTAGCGGGTGCATGGTAGCGTCCTGTAGCATACCCATATACCACCCACTCATGTCCACGGACCACACGTCTCGACTCCCGGCGGAGTTATTCACTCCGTGAGACTTGAGAACCGGGGTCCCGTCTACCATGAGACTCCGGAACCCAAAGTCCAGTTCGTCCCCGGGCGACTCGAACCGGGTAAAGTCGTCCAGTTCCTTTTTCAGGTCCGTGAGGACGCTGTGGGTAGTGATGTGAACGACGCTGTCGAGGTTCGCCCCCTGTCGTTCCAGCGTCTCCATGGCGTCGTAGAGGTCGTCCACGGAGATCGTCGCGCCCGACAGGTCCGCCGACAGGTCCGGAGAGGTCGTGGACACGAGGTCCTCGAACCCGTTGAACCCGGACGCGTCGTTATTCGTTCCGCGGATCATTTGGACCTCCTCGTATTGCCGCATAGCCCGCATCATAGCCTCCTCCGTCGTGGACCGGGTGGATCGGAGACTCGACGCGGCTAGCTGGACGAGGTCCGTAACCTCGGACTCCCGACCGTAGGGGACGACGCTGTAGCTGTGGTTAGCGTAGGTGTCGTCCGCGGTCGGGTAGGGACCCGACTCCGCGAACTGTGAGACGGACCCGACAGCCGTCTGTTCGTCCGCCTCGATAGTGTCCTCCTGAACCGCGACACGCGGGATCATGTCCGCGAGAGGCGTGTTCTGTCCGGACGAAACGTATACGTCCGGGGACACGAATATCGGGAGGCTGAACGTCGTCGTGTCGAGGGCCTTTTTCACCTCCTGTTTTGCCTCCCACAGCGTCATGTCCGCCCCGGGG